CAGGGCAAGCGAACAATGTCACGAACAACAGCAGGAATTCATTTTGGGACTGGACTTTGTATTTAACTTCTCACGCATGTTGTGGGAGATACAAGGAGCAGGCCCAAAATTGCACGATCGTGTGTGCCACTGCAGTAGGAACTCATTGTGCTGCGACCGCTCTAGGATTATATCCGCAAGGTACGTTTGGTTCTCAGGTGGGAGCTGTAGTTGACGCTGGCAGCAGCGCGGTGACGACCGTGGCGGCGACCACATCCAATGTTGTGATAATTGGATCTCATGTGATCAACGCTGTGTTACTTCACCCATTTGTTGCCGTGAGCGCCACAGGTTTGGGATACGTCCTCTACCGGCACCTCACACTCGAAACCGGGGCAATCAGTCCTTGCGTATGCATTTGTGCAAGTTGCCATGCCCCTGGCTTGAATTCTTTAGGGGTTCCCACGGGTACCGGAGACTGTTATCGATACGCTTTAGTTCCAATGAACTGCAAACGATGCAGTGTTTACCCGCTTAGTGCTCACAAGCGGGTCATCATTTATTTGCCTAGTGCCGTGATCGCCACGGTTAAACAGGGTGTCGCCGCTGCAGATGATCATCTGAAGTTCGGCGACAAACTGAATAACTTTTATGTGAAGTGTACTTCGACACTGACAAATTGTGATGCAGGCGGAATTGATTTTCGTGAGAAACACTTGATCGAAGTGGGACGTTGGGCGTGTGTCGATGAGTTTTTCCCCCCCATCACCCTCAAACGCTTATGGCCAGAATTTAGCGCTGGCGGCCGGGCCACAACCTGGCAAGACTCACACCAAATCAAGTGGGCCGAATTTGCTAAAGAATTAATTATTAGGGATAGTATCGCAGAAGATGATTGGTTTGAGAAGAAGAGGCGAGTCCAGCTGAAGAAGAGGCCGGTGACAAAGCTCGAGATAGCGTCATTACTCAAGATCGATGAACTTAAGCGTCCAACGACGTATAAAGGCTTCGACCCCGAGGAGGACGCTGTTGAAATCACTTTCGAACCGACCGCTTTCCAAAAGCTGAACAAAGCGTCTGATGAGGCAGTGCGCTTAGACCAACTCCAAGGTATGTATATTAACAGAGGAGTGTTGCGCTCCGAAACGGTGAAGGGACACTTGTTGCAGGACTTCGACGTCGCGATCGACAACGTCAAGAAATATTCTGGAGCGGAGTACGCCAAACAGCCCATGTTACTGTAAAGTGAGGTGGGCGAGAGGGAGGCGGTTCCGCGGTTCCCGCAGATGTCGAGTCAACAGACTTACGTGTTTTCAAATTCACCAGAGAACCTCGCTGCAGCCAATGCGCTTAGAAATAAGGACATAGGCGAGCTGGAGGAACATGACGAGAGAGTGGTTCAGGCACTAATCAAGCACGTGTTTACTAAGAAGCGATACAATGCCGCCGCCCGGGACTACATCAGTG